ACTCGGCACAACTGAGACAGGCTCTCGTGCTCTCGGTGAATCGTTTACTGACTTCTTCAGCCTGTCACTTGATGCCACTTGCAATGACCTTGTGAGCGTCATCAATGAACACGTCATCGAAGACCTCGTTGATTGGAACTGGGGACCGGACGCAACGCCGCCGCTCCTTACGTGGGATGACACGGAGAACAAAGAGCTAGAGGTTCAAGACTTTGTAGACCTTGTAAAAGCTGGCGTTATCTCCCTGTCCGATGAAGACGAGGACTGGGTGCGTAGTGAATACGACCTACCTGACCGCGATGAATCCGGCACACGTACCAAAACGCAGACCGATACGACAGGCGACACAGTTCCTGCTGATGGCAATGCCGATCCTGGCGCAGCAGATGCAAAGCCTGATGCGCCAGCCAATGCTCTCAAAGGTGGTGTTGTGGTCGACCCAAAAGGATGGGTAGTCGTAAACGAGACAACGGGTCAAGTCGTCGAGCAGATCACAAACGCTGATCGCCGACAACCGACAGAAATAGAGATTGCGTCCGGTGTTGACTTCGATGCGATGGAATCAGCGATTACGTCTTCCGTCTCGTTCCTTGTCCAGCAGTGGAATACGCAAGTAAAACCCGCACAAATTGACGATCTCACCGCGCAGATCGAAGCGGCAGGCAAAGACCTCATAACGATGGCATCTATTGCTGCTCCTGTTTTGGGTTCAGACATTCTCAATCAAGAACTGCAGCGCGTTGTTACGCAAGCATCGGCTCAGGCTGTTGCGGAAGCAGCGACGCAAGGCGTAACCGTTCCGGCATTATCACCGAACGACTTTGCAGATCAGCTCAATCAACGCTCTACGGCCCTGGCTACCGTCATGGCAAAAAGCATTAGTGAGGCTGCAGCGCGTCATGCCATCAACAACAGCTCCGACGAACTCACTGCCGCTGAATTAGCTGCCGTAGTCAAGACGCACCTGCAAACACTTACCGATGCATACCTGACCGAAAACCTCGGTGGAGCAGTACACGGCACGTTCAACGAAAGCCGATTCGACACGCTTGATCAAGGCGACGTTGAGTCTTGGTACTCATCAGAAATCCTGGACCGTCGCACATGCGGTCCGTGCGGTCGAGTCGACGGCACGAAGTACAAAACACGATCCGAAATGTTGCGTGATTACGGCTCCGGTCGTTTCCGTGACTGTCTAGGCGGAACCTTATGTCGTGGAACCGCAGTTTGTATATACAAGAAAGAACAAGAGGCAACCGCATGAGTAACCCTCAAGAGCGATACCGCTCAATCATGGCGAAATCAGGCGGGGAGCCTCGTAGCTGGTTTCGCGTTGAAAACAAAGCCGAAAACGACACGGTACGCGTCGACATCTATGACGTGATTGATCCGTTTTGGGGTGTCGGTGCAAAGGACTTTGTCAAAGCGCTAAATGCGATTGACGCCAAGACGATCGACCTCCACATCAACTCACCAGGCGGCGACGTCTATGACGCCGTAGCGATTTACCACGCGCTGAAGGACCATAAAGCAACAGTCAATTGCACGGTTGACGGCATTGCTGCTTCTGCAGCTTCGTTCATCACCCAGTCAGCGGACTACGTGGAAATGAACACGTACGCAGAAATGATGATCCATAACCCTTCCACGATTGCGTGGGGCGATGCCGCAGAAATGCGCGCAACGGCTGACTTTTTGGATCGCAACACGGACAAGATCGTCGCCATCTACGCGGAACGTTCGGGCAATGACTCCGAAGACATTCGTGCTGCCATGGACGAAGAGACATGGTACTCCGCTCAAGAAGCAGTGGATGCCGGTCTTGCCGATGGCGTGAAGAAGGCCAAGAAGAAAGACGACAAGGCTGACAACGCGAAGAACGTGGAGAACACGTTTGACCTCTCTGCATTCAATTACGCCGGTCGGTCCGTAGCGCCCGCACCACAGCTTGTCAACAAAAACCGCAACACGTCACAAAATAGCGCCACCCTCCGTAGTAATTTGGATTCAAATGCCACGGAGGTATCACCTGTGACTCCAGACCAACTGGAAGAGCTGGGACTGCAAGAGGGCGCAACGGACGAAGAAGTGCTTGATGCAATCAAGGCTCTGAAGACCGAAACGCCTGAAACGCCGGACCCAGAGACCGAAACACCAGCCGCACCGGTTACCCCGGAGCAACCCGCTACCCCTAAAGAGGGAACGGAAGAAGAGACCTCGGAAACGCAGAACTCCGTTCAGCTTCCCAAAGGCCTCACTGCTGTTGACACGGCAGCGTTTGCCGCAATGCAAGCTCGCTTTGCCGAGATCGAAGCAGACAACGCGGCAATGAAGAAAAGGGAACACGAGACCGCTCGCGACAGCGTCATTCAAAACGCTTTGCAAAAGGGCAAGATCGCTCCTGCTTCTGCTGCAACGTACGCATCGATGTATGACCTTAACGCTGCAAGCGCCGAACAAATTCTCAAAGACCTTCCGGAAAACGTCTTCCCGACGACGGAAATCGGTCACTCCGCCGCTCCTACCGACTCCGCTGCAAGCGCTGACGAGTACCCGGATGAGTGGAAGAACGGTCTTGTTACTCCAGGGAGTGTCTTCTAATGGCTAATGAAGTTACGCCGCTCTATCGCGGTGGCAACCCCGACCTGACAGCGCAGGCAACTGCGGCTGTTACTGGTGGTCGTTTCGTTTCTATCTCGGCAACGATCCAATCCGGTCCTGGCCTGACTACCGAAGCATCTGGTGGCAACTTGCGAGTTGCACATACCGCTGCGGCTGCTGCTGCATTCGGTGTCTCGGCTGCTGATGCAGCTTCAGGCGCAAAGCTTGCAGTCATTATGCCTGGGTCGATTGTCCCAATGATCGCTGGAGCAAACATCACTGCTGGCGTTGGCGTAGAAGCCGATGCTGCAGCAAAGCCAATCACTCTCGCATCCGGTATTCGTGTCGGCACTGCCGTTACTACCGCAACTAGCGGTAATGAAGTCTTCGTGCGGATCGGAGCTTAAGGAAACCCATGGCTAACGCACCTGTAATGTATCCGCTTGATCCAGCTACCGTTTCTGGTAACTCGATCACTGCTGACACTCTTGTCAACAACCCGACACGAGTCAATCGCTTTATTGCTGACTATCTCAATGTCAACCGCTCACGTTTCATCTTGGACTTTGTCTTCGATAACGGTGGTGGCCTTGAAGGTGGATCGGTAATCTACGAGAAGGCTGGTCTTAACGACTTCTACGCTACCCGTGATGTGCAACGTGTTGCACCCGGCGCAGCGTTCCCGCTCGTTACCTTCAGCCGCACCGCACCTGGTGTTGCAAGCCCTGAAAAATGGGGTGGGCAATTCGAGTACAGCTACGAGGCTCGCGACCGCAACGACACTCGTCTGTTGCAGCGCTACACCACGCAGCTTGCGAACACGATCCTTCGTAAGATCAACATTCGAGCATTGCAAGAATTGGAAACCGCCATTACGGCTCTTTCCGGCGCTGGTGTTATCTCGGGTCACGACTGGTCTGCAGCCATTCCCAATGGTTCCAGCCCGACTGCACCGGCATTGACGCCTATTGCTGATCTTGCCGCTGTTGTTGAGACAAACGACCTTCGTGAACTTGGTCTGGTCTACAACACGCTGATTATGCACCCCACGGATTTGACGACTCTTCGTCTCTTCTACGGTGCCGCACTTCAGTCCGTGTTAAACGATTACGGCTTCACCACCTTGTTTGCAACCCAGCAAGTCACCGTGGGTTCTGTCTACGCACTTGCTGGTCGCGGTCAAGTCGGTCAATACCGTGTCGAGCAACCGTTGCAAACCGTTTCAGTCGAAGACAAGTTGCTTGAAAAATACACCGTCAAGTCGTCCGTCCGTCCTGCAATCTTCGTCGACAACCCATACGGCGTTCTGAAAATCACTGGTGTTTGACAGTAAAGGAATTTTGTAAATGGGTAAGCGACAAGTTGCATTTGCACATGTCTGGTATGACGACGATGGCGACGAACGTACGGTTCACCGTACGGCTGTTCGCGGTCAGTTCGTAGAGTTTCCGGCTGCTGAGGAAAAGCGTCTAGACGAACTTGGTGCACTTGTGCCCAAGGGTGGACAGCTCGAAATCCTTGGTGAGCTGATCCCTCTTGAGGAATCAGCCAACGCCGAGAAGATCGCCAACTACCTCATGAGCGGTAACGCAGGCGAGATTCAAGCCCACCTTGGTGGTTACGCACCTTCTCTTATCGAGAAGCTGTACGTAGCTGAAAAGGGCGAGCAGGATCGTGCAGACGTTCTTGCCGTCATTCAGGCATATATGGACGGGGCCGTAGTAGAGGTTCCGGCTGAAGTTGTTGGCTTGGAAGAGTCAGCTACTGACGACGAAATCCGTAACTACCTCGACGCATCGTCTGCCAAAGACGTACACAACGCTGTTAAAGGCAAGGGTCTCGACTTCGTCACCCGTGTTCTGGAGGCCGAACAAGCTCGACCGGAACCCCGTAATGGTGTTGTCAAGTCACTCTCGAAACTTCAGGAAGACCTGCTAAAGGCGTAAAACATGCATGACTGGATACCGTCACCCGAAGACATCGGTGCGGTCATTCGGGCAAGAACACGCGAAAAGAATGGCGTAGTAGTCGGCACGTTCACGGACAAAACAAATCCGAAGCGTGCCGACATCATGCCGTTGATCGATGACGTTGCAGAACGCATTTCCGCTGCTTGTGGTGAGATCCCCGAGACCAAACTTAACTTCGCTCGACGCACTGCCGCCATTGGTGTTGCGATTGAGATCGAAGGCTCTTATTTCATGGATGAGATCCAATCCGATCGCTCTGCCTACGACCGTCTTCTAGAGCGTTTCGACAAACGTTTCGATGAACTTGTTATGTTCGTCAAAAACGATGACGGCACGGACGGTACTCCTGAAGACCTCATGCCGCTCGGCAACTTCGACGACCGTACATTGCTCGGCTTCAAGGTCTATTGGTAAATGGTCGTCGAACTCAACTTTGAGGTATCTGGTCAAGCACAAATAGCCCGTCGTTTGGAGCGGTTTGAGAGAAATCTTAAGGATGCTCGTCCTGCATTTCGTGAGATGCACCGCTCCTTTTTGACCTTGGAAAAACGCCAATTCGATACACAAGGGCGTAGCGGTTCTAGAGGCTGGAAAGCCATTTCTCCATCCTGGGTTGCCAAGAAAAAGAAGATGATGGCCGATGGAACGATCATTCATTTCAGGGACGGCGCAACCTCTCGTCCCGTGATCGATTATCGAATCCTGCACATGACGCATCGTTTGCGGGACAGCCTTACCAATTCGTTGTCGCCAGATCACATTTCAAAAATCACCAAAGACCAAATGGTTCTTGGTACCAAAGTTCCATATGCGATGAGACATCAGCTTGGCAAAGGCGTAGCGAAACGTCCGCCGATTGAGCTGAATGAAGCGAACAAAAAGGAATGGGTAAAAATTCTCCAACGTCATCTCGTTGAGGCGACGCGAGGATGACGACCAACCTCTATGGCTCCATCATTGATGATGACGACGTTCACAACGCGGTCATTGCGTTTCTGAAGAAGTGGCTACATCCGTATCTCGCCGAGACATTTCGGCGCAAAGAGCTCGATTTTCCTTCTTGGGAAGATGCGGAATTCTCCTACTTGAATTCAAAGAGCCTTGATACATGGCCAGAAACCGGTCTTCCTGCATGTGTTGTCTTTGTACCTGCTGCTCAAGATATTGAGATGGAAGGTGATGGTACGTGGACGGCGGTTTTTCCCGTTGGCCTTGGCATCGTTGTTTCATCGACCAGCCAGGACAACACCCGGTTGCTGCTTTCTGCCTACATGAGTGCCGTGAAACTGGCGTTTCTGCAACACCGTTCTATGGACGGATTCGCCGAAACGCTGACATGGCGTGGTGACGATTACGACGTGATGGCTTTCGAGGATGAGAAAACCATCCAGGCTGGCATCATCACCCTAAATATTACCGTGAGTGGTGTGGCAAACTCTAATAGTGGTCCTAGCACT